TTCAAAGACCAGGAGTGACGATGACCGAGAGAAACTCTCGGGCCGGGGAAGATTTGCCCACGGCCCTGCATCCGGGGGCGGAACTTAAAGCCGCCATGGCCGGATTTATGAACGAACTCAAGGCATTTCAGACCGAAGTGCAACATTCGCTGCAACATCAGGAAGAGCGACTGACCATGCTGAACCAAAAAACCATGACCTATGGCCGTCCGGCCCTGTCTGCCGCCGCCGAAGCGGACGCGCCCCATCAGAAGGCCTTTGATGCCTATCTGCGCTCGGGCGACGATGATGGCCTGCGTGGCCTTGTTCTGGAAGGCAAGGCGCTGAACTCGGCGGTGGCGGCTGACGGCGGCTATCTGGTGGACCCGCAGACGGCCGACACGATCCGGTCGCTGCTGTTGTCAACCTCGTCGCTTCGGGCCGCGGCCAATGTGGTCCAGGTCGAGGCGTCGTCGTTTGACGTGCTGATCGACCGCACCGAGGTTGGATCGGGCTGGGCAACGGAAGCGGCGGCACAGGCCGAGACATCGACCCCGGCCATCGAGCGCATTTCGATCAAGCTGCACGAGCTGTCGGCGATGCCGAAGGCCAGCCAGCGGCTGCTGGACGACAGTGCCTTTGATGTCGAGGGGTGGCTTGCGGGCAAGATTGCGACCCGTTTCATCCGGGCCGAGGCCGCCGCGTTCATCAACGGCGACGGTGTTGACAAGCCGAAGGGCATTCTGCTGCCGCCCAAGGTGGCAAACGCAAGCTGGACCTGGGGAAGCCTTGGATATGTTCCGACGGGTGCCGCGGCAGATTTTGCGGCGACGAACGCGGCCGATTGTATCGTCAATCTGGTCTATGCGCTTGGGGCCGATTACCGCGCCAATGGCACGTTCATCATGAACTCCAAAACCGCGGGTGCGGTGCGCAAGATGAAGGACGCAGACGGTCGTTTCATGTGGTCTGACGGTCTTCAGGCCGGGGAACCGGCCCGATTGATGGGCTATGCGGTGCTGATCTGTGAGGACATGCCCGACGTTGCTGCAAACAGCTATCCGATCGCTTTTGGCGACTTTGCCGCCGGTTATACCATCGCCGAACGGCCCGACCTTCGGATCCTGCGTGACCCGTTCAGCGCAAAGCCGCATGTCCTGTTCTATGCAAGCAAGCGGGTTGGCGGTGATGTGACCGATTTTGCGGCGATCAAGCTGCTGAAGATCGCCGTGTCGTAAGCCGGTTACAGTTCTGGCTTCGAGCCAGAACCAGCCTTCAGGCACGCGCGTGACACCCATGCCGTCTAGCTGCTCCCCCCTCCGACCGAGCGGCGTGGGGCGCGTGCCTGATCCTTTGGTCGTTTCGGGAAAATCGGAGATTTATCATGATGTTGACCGAGCAAACCACAGTGCCGCTTGCCGCGCTTCCGGTGCAGGAGATGAAAGATCATCTTCGCCTGGGCACCGGGTTCGCCGATGATGGTCTGCAAGATGGTTTGGTTGCGGCGCATCTTCGGGCTGCCCTGGCCGCCATTGAGGCGCGGACGGGCAAGGCCTTGCTGGCCCGGCGGTTCGTGCTTCGTCTGCCGGGGTGGCGCGACAGCCGGACGGCGCAATCGTTGCCGTTGGCACCCGTGTCGGGCGTCGTGTCGGTGAGCGTTGTCGATCCGGCAGGCAGCGCGACCGTCGTGCCGGCAGACCGCTATCGTCTGGAGCAAGACATGGCACGACCGCGCCTTGTTGCCCTTGGGCAGGGGTTGCCGATCATTCCCGATGGCGGTGCGCTTGAGATTGTCTTTGACGCCGGCTTTGGCGCCACGTGGTCCGCCTTGCCGGCGGATCTGGCGCAAGCGGTTCTGCTGCTTGCCGCAGAGTTCTATGAATTCCGCCATGATGGCGGTCAGGGGACAGCAGCTTTGCCGCTTGTGGTTCAGTCGCTGATCGAGCGGTGGCGCACCGTGCGCATTCTGGGTGGAGGCTGTGCATGAAGCCGGTCCAGTTGAACCGTCGGTTGCGGCTGGAAGCGCCGGTCGTGACATCGGATGGCGCGGGCGGATTTACCCAATCCTGGTCGGTGCTTGGCGAGGTCTGGGCGGAGGTTCAGGCGGGCGCCGGACGCAGCCGTGGTGGCGAAGAAGTCTCGCTTTCGATCATGCCGTTCCGGATCACTGTTCGCGCTGCTCCGCCCGGTTCTGAGCGCAGGCCCGCACCGGGCCAACGCCTGACCGAACCTGGTCGCGTGTTCGAGGTGCTGGCGGTCGCCGAGCACGATGGCGACGGGCGCTATCTGACCTGCTTTGCAAAAGAGGAGCGTCCGGCATGAGCTACGCCGCTGCGACAGCTGTGCAAGCTGCACTGTTTGGGCTGCTTTCCTCGGCGCCCGCTTTGGCCGGTGTGCAGGTTGTGGATGCCTTGCCCCCCGGTGGCGGGACCGGAACATTCGTGATGCTTGGGCCGGAGGAAGTCTTTGACCAATCCGACAAGAGCGGCGCGGGCGCTGAACACCGCGTCACAGTTTCGGTGATCAGCGATGCGAGCGGCTTTGTCCAGGCCAAGTCGGTCGCTTCGGCGGTGTCCGACCGGCTGATCGATGCAAGGCCAGCGCTGAGCATCGGGCGGATCGTCGGCATCCGCTTTGTCAAGGCCGTTGCAAAACGCCTTGAGGATGGCGGCGTGCGCCGTGTGGACCTGACGTTCCGCGTTCGGGTCGAGATGTGATGTTGAGATAACTGGAACTCTTGGAGAAGAACAATGGCCGTACAAAGCGGGAAAGATCTTTTGCTGAAACTCGATCTTACGGGGGATGGCACGTTCGAAACGGTTGCTGGTCTTCGTGCGACGCGGATCAGCTTCAATGCCGAGACAGTCGATGTCACCAGTCTTGAAAGTGCGGGCGGCTGGCGCGAACTGCTGGGGGGCGCGGGTGTCAAATCTGCCTCGATCTCTGGATCGGGCGTGTTTCGTGATGCAAACACTGACGAGCGCGCGCGGCAGATTTTTTTCGACGGGGAAGTCCCGGAGTTTCAGGTCATCATTCCTGACTTTGGCGTGGTTGAAGGCCCTTTCCTGATTTCCTCGATCGAATATGCCGGGAGCCATAATGGCGAAGCCACCTATGAACTCGCACTCGCTTCGGCGGGCGAGCTGACTTTCGTGGCGCTCTGATGGCAAACCCTTGGGCCGGAGAGGTTGCCGTCGATCTGAACGGAGAACGCTTTTGCGCCAAGCTGACGCTTGGCGCCTTGGCGGAACTGGAGGAGGCGTTGGAGGCCGGATCGCTTGTCGATCTTGTGGAACGCTTTGAATCCGGGCGGTTTTCAAGCCGAGATGTCATCGCCTTGCTTCTTGCAGGTCTGCGGGGTGGTGGATGGCAGGGAACCGCCGACGATCTGCGCAAGGCAGATATTAGCGGCGGACCGATGGCTGCTGCACGTTTGGCCGCCGAACTGCTTGCCCGCGCTTTTGCCCTGCCTGGCGGGTCATGAGCGCGATCGACTGGCCCGGGTTGTTGCGAGCGGGACTGCACGGGCTTGGCCTGGAGCCAAAGGTGTTCTGGCAGCTTACCCCGATCGAACTGAAGATCATGCTGGGGGTCGATGCCAAGGCCGCCCCGCTGACCCGTGCAAGGCTTTCCGAATTGTCGGCAGCCTTTCCAGATATTCCAAAGGACATCGAAAATGGCGCAGATAGAGGACTTGCAGGATCAGGTGGCCGCACTTGAAACGACCCTTGGCGCATCCTCCGGCATGGTGGTGGCGTTCGAGGGAGAACTTGCACGCCTGCAACAAACGATGCTTTTCACAGGCCGCGAGGTCAATACCCTGTCGAATGGCATAGGGGGAGGGCTGCGCCGGGCCTTTGATGGCCTGATCTTTGACGGAATGCGCTTGTCCGATGCGTTGCGGATGGTGGCGCAATCCATGATCACGGGGGTTTACAACGCAGCCCTACGGCCGGTGCAAGGAGCTGTCGGCGGGCTTGTGGCGCAGGGGATCAACTCGGTCATTGGCAGCATCATGCCGTTTGCCAATGGCGGCGCGTTTTCCCAAGGTCGCGTGATG